TTTTTGCCTGCATCGTCTTGGTCGAAACACAAGACCACGCTGTCAAAACTCTCTAACCACTCAAGCTCTTTTGAAATATCTTTTTTTGCACCTGCAGCACCTGTCTTGATACTGACTACAGGATATTTATTGTCCCAAAGTTTTGATACACTCAGCGCATCAATCTCTCCTTCAGTCACAACAACCATCTTTCCTTTTTCACGCCATAAGTGCTGACCGAATAACGTTGCTTGCTTGACATCACCAAGCCATTGAAACTCTTTTGATGGATACCTAAGTTTCTGTGCAACCAACTGCCTATCTTTGTCGTAGTAGTTTGCAATCTGGCAAGGTCTTCCAAAGTACGCACCCGTACCATAATTAAATTTCTGTACTGTATTGTAATCAATCTTGCGTGATGCAATTTCATTTACATCATAGTTAATAAAACCTGTGGTTTCTTTTTGTTGTAATTGTGTCAATTCACTCTCCCTTGTCACGTGCTGACAGCCGAAGCAATAGGTGTGTCCATCATCGTAAACTGCAACGTTGTCTCTGCTGCCGCAGGAGTCACAGCTCGTGTGATATAGAAAATTACTTTCTGTCATTGTTAATAAAATTTTTTGCTGAAATATTTAGGTAGGAAACAAAAGAGCCCAGGGAGGCTAACCAAACCCTGAGCTCAATCAAACAAACTTGCCTAATTCTGATATCTCAAAATTAGGACAAGAAGTATCAGACACATCTCTGTGACCGATAACGAGGACATTACCATAATAAGCCTGTAATTCAACCAACAGCTCGTTTAGTGCTCTAAACTGCGCTAGTGTAAAATTACAATCAGGCTCACCTGTAATAGATAATCCGCCGATAAGACAAATGCTTATTGAATTTGCATTTGATACGTCACCCTTGGCTTCAACGTGAATACCTGCAAGGTCAATATCTCTGCCGTCTTCAATCGTGCCATCACGTCTAATGACTTTGTGATAGCCAATTGTTAACAGTCCATCTTTACGATGCATCTCTTCGATATCTCTTGCCGTGATGTCCTGCTCAGGAGTTGTCTGAGAAGAATGTACGACAATAAAATCTGTCTTAATTCTTTTGTTACTCATAACCACTCCTGTGGCAGGTGTTTATCAGCGAAAGGAAATCCGTATTTATCACACCACATACCGTAAGTTGTTTTAGACTTCTTACTGATACGTGATTTAGAATTATTAAAAATAAATCTGATGTCTAAATCTGGATGCTGTTCTTTTACAAGTCTCATCTTCTGTCTATCTGCACTTGTGAACAGTCCTTTAGTCTCTATAAATATCTCTTGCTTTGGTAAGTAAAAGTCAGGAGTGTAGGTATGAACCTTCTGAGGCTTCGTATATTCCAACTTAGTCTCTTCAAATTCAAACACAACACTCTCTGTCTCTAACTCTGTGGCTATCCGTTCCTCTAATCCAGAACGGAAACCATACCTCAAGCCGACTTCGTTAGAAGTCAAAGGCTTGTTGGCTCTCCTCTTCTGCTGGCGTTTCAGATATGGATTGCTCATAGCCTTCCTCCTCTCCGAAGCCGTACCCTTTGGCATTACCACTCCCACCTTCTACAAGCTTAGTGATTTGAACTGCGCGTAGTCTCATCGACACACCAGCTCCAACCATAGCCGTATAGTAGGGAACGAGTTCTGCACTTACCTTCATCTCACTACCTGACCAAACATTGCAATCGGTCATCGGAGTACCTTTTGAGTCAAAGATTGCAACCCTGTTAGGAATTAACTTCCCATCCTTGGTAGTAATTTGAGCTTTAGTCTTAAACTTAAATACTGTGGAACCTGTAGCTTCGCCGTCATCGTTAGTGTCGTCTTCGTACGGAGCTGCAGCAGTTTTTATGTTTTTGCCTTTAGCCTTCTCTTTAGCAAGAGCAATGCTTTTCTGTATTGCTGCATCAATCTTTTGTTTTAGATTTTCTGCGTCTTCGCCAGACATAATAAGATTAGTCTTATAGTGTCCAACTTCGTCAAACCTTGTATCAGGTGATGTTAAGTAAGCATACTGACTTACACCGATGCCTGTTACAATTCGTTCGTGATTGTTTTTCATTACACGATATCTCCTAGTTTAAAATTATGAACCGAATGAACTCAGTTCATATAGGGGCACTAAACTAGATGATATCGCATAGCACTTTCAAGCAATCTTAAGCAAAGAAGAACTCACTTTGTTTTAATAAATTAATATCAAGATTACCTTTAGTAGGAACGTTAGGCAGTTTGTCTTTGTACTTGTCAGGAACTAAATTTAATATTCCATTTTTAAAATCTTCAAGCACATCGTTTTCTGAAAACACTTTGACAAAAGCATCACGCAAAGTATCACTCAACGTTTGTACATCTGCAGCAGTCGTACCGAAGCTGTCGTGTACATTGCAAAAGTTTACTAATCCTTTTTCGTGTGCAAGGTTTACTGTAATCATCATACAAGCAGCATCTAGGCTGTGCACAAAGTTTGCAGCTACACCATTTATCATTCGTCTTCTATCTGTTGTGTCTAACTCTGTGTTTAAACGTGGTTTGATAACCTCACCCATTAACATTGCTTTGACACGCATTGACTTGACCTCTGGGTATGATTGATAGATTGGAAACCCAACAGGATTAATCCAATGTATAGGCAATTGCTCTCTACAAACAATCCGAGCTATGTTTTGCAGAAAGTCCATACCCTCTCTTGCTGACTTGAGGTTGTCGCCTATGCTATCCCAGATAAGACTTGCTAGATAGACACAAGGCTTCAGCATATCGCTTTCAAACGGATGGTTCTCACCCTTCTCCTTGCGCTTCTCCAAGTCTTCCTTAACAAAGTCTGTGCAACTGTAACGTGTACTGCCGTAGCAGATTGTCATAATGCTTCGCTTTGTTGTTGAACGTTTGACACCATAGTTGAGCCAAGCTTGTGCATATGGCTTGCCATCTGTTGCATCCTTGCGAAGTCTTTCTCTCACATTATCAGCAATTACTTGGTAGATGTCTTGAGGTTCATCGGTGACAGTTAGGTTTACAAGTTTACCTGCTTTTTCATCCCGTAGCATCAGCGAGTAGAGCTGTAAACCATTGCAACTGCCATCGACAGATACAGGTATATGAGAAATAAACCCATCCCCTGCTTGTTTGTATCTATACCACTCGTTGCAGAAAGCAAGAAACTGATATGCTTCATCAGCATCAGTCCATTGTAAATTTGCTATTGGGTCTTCACCGCAAGCTACAATCCACTCTTCGTTTTCTTCAACCCACTTTACCCTGTCAGCCAAAGAACATTTGTCTTCGCCCCACATATTAGCGCCGTGTACTGCAAGCCAAAAGTCGCCTTTGTTTTCTTTGGTAATAGCCTTACCGTTTGCAAACTCAAGCAATGCTTTTGCGCCACCCACCGATTGATAATTTAAAAAAGCAGGCACGCAGTAAACTCTGCTTCTGAAGTCTAGCTGAAGCGGATAGTAAAGATGCTCTTCATCCTTGTGTTTATCTGCAAGATAAAGCACCTTTGCAAACAACCTGCTTTTACTCTCAATACGTTTATTCTGCGTATTAATTATTGCAGCTTGTTTCTTCCACTCCTTACGAGCTTTCTCGTTTGTATCGATATCGTGTGGTTTGTTTGGGATATCTATCTTGTAGCCTGTATTGAGTTGACCCCAATGCTTTTGGTTATCCCACGCAAACTGCATCACACCTAAAACAAACTTGTTAATTCTAAAAGCTGTGTTCTGCATAGTATTGATTGCCTGATAGACCTCTGGCATACGGAAGTTCTCCAGCTCTTGCTTAAATCGCTTATTACGGATTTTAACAAGGTCGAGTTGTGGCATCTCCTCAGTCCAATAGCCTCCATCTTCTGGTGTTGTCCATTGTTTAGGTATTTCAGTCGATGGCATATACTCTGGGTTCAGTAGGTCATTCCAAGAATTACGTTTCTTAATCCATTCGTGGGTTTTGACGGTACCTCTAATAACCTTTGTACGTTTCTTCTTGATGACATCGTGACCTATCTCAATCAGTCCTGTAGCTGTCACCATAAGCTCAACCAGACGTATGCCTACGTGTAGCTTGTCTGTCTTGCTCCATTCAGTCCACTCTACAAAACCTCGCTTGGCACTCTCTCGTAGCTTTCGCTTCTTGTAAGCATAGTGCCAACTGCGCTTGTCTAAATCAGTCTTTACTGCCTCGTAAAGCTCAGGGTTAAGGTTCTTAAAGTTCTTTAAAGATACCTCTGTTTCTATTTTGCCCCCTAAAGCTATACAGGTGCCTGTAAATGGCTTTTGTTGAGTAATTGTATTGATTATATGCTTGGCTGTGATTAGTGCAGAAATTTCAGGTTCTACCTCACTTAGCCTTAAATATGCTATTTCAGGTCTGCCGCCTTCTTTGTCAGCCTGCCCTGATAAGTATTCATTGATGAGTTTTGCAAGGGGTCTAATGGTATTGGCTACCATAACCTTGCCATAAGATGTGACACTTTCCTCGCCTCTTGCGATATGCGATTGCCGTCTTTTGGATGTTCGCTGTATTCCCAGCTCCTTCATTTCTTTTTCAGACTTGTATTGTTGCTGAAAAGTAGGAAGGGTTTCTATAATTTTAACCATAAAAAGTTTCTCCTTAAGTTGTTTAAGGGAAACTCTTGTATTGTTTCACGTGTAACTAGCACTATCCCAACACCGCTAAACTGCGTGCAATTGATTTGTAATCAATAGGTTCGCGGTTCAAGTCCGTGTGGGGGCACCACG